TGATCTTTTGCAAATTGAGTTTGAAGAGTTTCTTTTACATATGCTGGCTTGTCTTCTGATTTATCCTTAGCTCCGCCATAAACTGTTTGAGCAATTACACGGTTGATTTCAATTGCTTCTTTTAAGCTCATTAAAGCTGATTTGTACTCAGGTGTAACGTGTGAGTATTTAGGCAGTGAACAATCAACATCAAGTAATTCAGTTACAGATTTTTTACCAAAGTTTTGGATTAACTTTTGCTCGAAAGAGTCAGAGCGAGTACCATGAACAATTCCACTTTGTCCAGCACCCGATAACTTTGCAGCTTTTTCTTGTTCAACTTTTTTGGAAATTTTCTCAATTCGATCAGCAAGATCTTTTTCAGTCACATCCATGCGCTTTCCCCCGATTCGCCATCGGGAGATCCGATGGTCTAGTTAATGAGATTTTCTAGTTCTTGTAACTTTTGCATATATTGTGACATCCTTTCTTTCTTTGCGTCAAGTTCTGCTGATTCTTTTTCATCGGGGTTTTCTTCAGTCATAGCAACAGTTTCAGGCTCAGATTTTTCGTTTTGTAAATCACTTCTAAGAGCTCTAACCTCATTGACTAAATCTTGTAAAAGACCATTTTGTTGTGCCATTAAAGTAGTCTGTGCTTTGAACTGATCCATGCTAGGATTTGAAACTTGTGCGTTCTCAACCATGTCTGATCGAGCATCTAAATTTACCGTAGGCTCTTCATTTTTCTTTTCTGGAATGGCGTTCTTTGCTACATCCATAAATTCTATGTAATCTTTTTTTGTAACTTCATATGATTTTTCTAAATCCTGACACATGCTGATTGCTTGCGCTATGGCTTGATCCTGAGTTTTGCCTTCGGCTATAAGCTTGGATATTTTATCTGACACGCATTCTTGGAAGGATTTTTCTTTTTCTTCGTCTTCTTCGTCTTCGTCTTTGTGCTCCATCTTCTCTTCGTCTTCTTTGTCCTCATCGTCCATCATTTTCTCTTTTTCTTCGTCTTCTTCCTCTTTCATTTTTTCTTCGTCTTCGTCTTCGTCGCAGCTTTGTTTTTCTGATTGCTCATGATTTTTATCTGATTCGGCTTCTGACTTTTCCTCTGATCCCTCTGCTTCTTTTCGCTCTGAATCTCCATTATCAAGAGATCTAAGTTGGTTCGGATCGAGATCAAGGTTCGCAGCGATAGCATCGAGAAGGGAGTCTGAGATTTCCTTTGAATTGCCAGCCAATATTTCATCAAGTTTTTTTTCAGAGGTTCCACTTTGTTCGAGGATTCTGTCGATAACTTCATCTCTGTCGAAGTCTGACTTTTCCTCTTGTAAGCGGGCAATTTGATCATGGACAGCCTGCGCTAAAAAAGCTCCTTTGAAGCCTAACATGTCCGATCGTGCTTCATGATATGATTTGCTTTTCCAAGATGAAACACACTTATTCGAAACCATAAAGGTAGATTCTTGATTCATCGGAACAGTTACAACACTAAGTTCTAACAAGTTTGCCCTCTTAAGGACAGTGTGCGTTCCGTCTTCGCTTTTTTCTTCTGAATTTTTGGAGTCAAATCCTACAGAAAATGACTTAATTATTCCTTCCTTGATCATATCACGAATGTACGGAAGTGGCGCTTCATTAGATTTTGAAATCTTAGCCTTAGCATACAAGCCATTATCAGTGACTTTTACATCTGCTGTACCAATTGCTAAATCTTGATTGTGATTAAACAAAAGTATGTTGTTATTTTTGAATTCTGAAAGTTCCCAAGCTTCAGGAGGAATTAAATCCATGCCTCTATCTACAATTGCTTTGTTCGCAAAACCTTCGATTGTCAAAGCCCTTGCTGGGGATTGTGATTTAATTTCAAAATTAATCTTACATGCCTTCTTTTCCATTTATTCCCCCTCAAGGACGTGCAATTTGTAATTTGTCTAAGTCTTCAGGAGCAACCATCATGAAGTCACACCTGCAATTTACTTTTTCTGCTGCTTTATTAGAATCAGGATCACGCGGAAAGCGGAGCCCATTTGAAAATTTAGTGTCTTCACCTTTCGAATCCTTGGCAGGACGTATTTCCCCTTGCAATTTCCAATGATCAGCTTGTGTCTTAGGGTATTTTCCGTCCGGGTTACCTCTCACTCTATCATCTCCTTCATTAATCCAAACCTTGACCATATTAGGCACTATTTCAACCGCATTGTCTAAGGCGGCTTTTTTGCCAAGAGATAAAGATGTATAGGATTCGGTGCGAGCAATCAGATCAGCCCTTGCTGGACCTTTTGTTGCAAACATGGCGACAATAGCTAAGGAAGTATCTGAAATTGTTTTTCCTGAAAGAACAGCTTTTTCAACTGTCTCAATAACTTGATTAATACTAGTCTCTGTAATTGATTTAAATGCGTCTTCGATCCGACTTCTTAAAGCTGCTTTGCGTTTAGCCTCATCTCTTTCTCCAAGCTCAGCAACACGCTCACGTATATTATCATTGAGTATTGATTCAAGATTTGCTATATAACCAGCTTCTGATGCTGGTAAGAGGTTTTGTTCTGCTTGTTCAATAAAATCATCGGCAAGCAAGTCAAAATTTACAATTAACTTTTCGATAAGTGCGTTTTTCGAACCCGAAGCAGCTTTGGTATTTTGAGAACCGTAACATTTTTTATCCTTATAAGTAGATCTAAAATCTCTTACCGCTTTAGAAGCCATATCTACAAATAAATTCAAGCATGATCTATGCATATCTTGTTCAGTTTTTTTAATTTCTTTTTCTAATTCTTCTTGTGACTTCAAATACCATTGACCATAACGTGTCATTAGCTTTGTTATAGCTATCTCACCTTTGGTTTCAAGAATGTCACTAGAGTTTTCAATAATCTCTTCTTCTTCAAGCTCTTCTTCTTCTACCAAATGAGCACGAGGGTTTTCATCACCACCGGGAAGGGGAGGTAGATCATAAAGATCTCGTCTAACTTCATTCAAAGTTTTGAACTCTAACTGGCGTATTGCAAGATCAGCAGTCCTAATACTGTCTTCACGAAGTAGTTCAATATGAGAAAGATCAAAAGCAAACTTTTCATCAGAAGCAAGCATACCTTTTTCTTGAAAGAAATCAGTAAATGTGCCTGAAATTTTCTTCATGATTGGTTTGATTGCAGAAGTCCACATGAACTTAAGTGCTGTCTTATGTTCTTCTGAACCTAATGAACCAGCTTCAGCAAGTGAGAGAGCATGTTTTGGTACACGGAGTATATTGATTATTTTTTCTCGATTCTGATTTACTATTTCTAACAAATTTTGATCAGCAATTGATTGTGAAATTTCAGTAACCGATACACCTTTTGGTAAGAGCATAGTACGACGTTGATTTCTGCGTCCTGTATAACTATGTTCAAAGCTTCTCATTAGTCTCATCGCTGCTTCTTCTGAAACTGCTTTATCTAAACTAAGAGCTAGCTGTCCTGTTGCTTGCTTTAAATAAAATGAATTTAAATAATCTTGAGTATAACGATTAAAGAGAAGAGCTTTTGAATTTGGAACAAATGGACTTAAACCCCAGTAAGTCGAAACTGGATTCGGTCTGCGTTGATGTAATATCTGTTCCTTTTTAAAAGTGACTCCTTCTAACTTCCCATGTTGGGAATTAACTATATATCTCTTAAGAATATTTGTTTTCTCGTCAATATCCAAAAACGCTGATTCAGCAGGTATAATATGAAGTTGATTTAATTTTTCTGCATACCATTGAATTGAATTTCCCATCAAGCAATACTCAAGAACATGGAGATACATCCAAGTGCTATAATCTTGCATCGGATTCGGCTTTTGTATGAGCTTATTGAGAGGATGATCATCTAGAAATTCAACCACATTCCTTCTGTCAGAAGTAAATGTTTCACGTGAAACTTTCATGTCTACGTCTGAAATCTCTGAGCAAAGCAGATCTAACAAAATAAAAACCCAGTCTTCTGAAAAATATAAAGACTTAAGAGTGTAGTTATCTAGAAGAGCTTTGATTTCAGAATCCCACTGCCCACCGCCAGCTAAATCATCTGACAAAAACATTTGATCAAGATTTTTCTTGCTAAGAAACTCTTCGGTCTTACTCTGAGGATCTATTTCGGTTTTATTATTAGTTTTTCCCAAGGTTCTACCTCTTCGTATTCGTCTTTGTAGTCGTTAATCCAATCCCCAGCAGAATATGTATTTGTTTTGAGTTCTTCAATGATCTTAACAGACATTTCTGTTGTAGAATAATCGCA